ATATCCAAAAACCGAAGAATCGTTAGAAGAACCATCACAATAAATCTCCTTGTTCAAAACAGCTTGCTCACCAAGCATAGCAAACACAGGGAAATAGAAATCATAGCGCGTAGAACGCGACCACATCCTACGAAGACCTTGCTGATATGTCAAATCAGCACGAACAGAAATAAGACCAATCACGTAACCGTGTTCAACAAATGACTGTGAAAATCCATGGCCATTGGCCAAATAAGTACCATAAGCAGCCAAATTCCCAAGAGGTGTGCCAGTAGCACCAGTACCAGAAGTCTGAGGAATTGGGGTAATATTAATAGGCGTTGAACCGCCACCCAAATACTCAGGACGTTGCAAACGTGCATCAGGTGAAACAACACCAAAATGTGAGCGAATAATCTCGGTATAACGAGTACCGCCCCGCGCGTCGCGCTCCAATAACTTCTGTATCTGAAAAGATTGACGAAGTTGATTAATAGTAGCTGCAGTAGCAGCAGAAAGATCGGCAAAAATTTGAGGTTTGTTAGAAGCACTAACAACACCTAACGCTTGTGCACCAAATACAATTCCAGCTGTACCCAAAGCAGCTGGAGTAGACATTACAGACCCATCAGTCTGTATGTAAGTACCAGGATTAGCAATCATAGCCTGACCAGGATTCCAAGCAATACCTTTAATAGGTGCAGTAGTACCCAAAGGAATAGTTACAGCTGCACCACCCTTCTGTGGCCACGGCAGCGCGCCAGTGAAATAATCATGACGCTTGCCACGTCGAAGGATTGTGTAGTTAGTAGCGGGGGCTGTGTCAGGGCCGTCACCCTTATCCACGGTAACGGAATTCTGAAGGTTCTCATCTCTAAACCACTGATTAAAAATTAAATTATAGGCACGAACAGGTAAAGCATTGTGCGATACAGTATTGGCACCGCCTACTTGACCAACAGTAGGTAACCCCAAATAATCCTGCAAAGAACCAACAGCATAACCACCAACTGGTGAAACTTGCTGAGGAATAGTATAAGAAATCGAATCCGAAGGATTCTCCTGCTCACCCATAAACTTGACCCAGTTATTCCATATCAAACGATTAGGAACAAAGAAGAAAAAAGAATCGAGATGTAAATTATCAAGAACAGGAAAAAGAGGAGTCGCAAGACGACCAAACATAGTCGCTTTAACATTAAAAGTGTCACCGGGTAAAACCTCCTCACACATGATCGGGACTAAATAACCCGAATCAAAAGAAGTCTTAAGAGACTTCTGCATACTAAATGAAGAACGCGGAATATCCGACTTAGGAACCATAGCGAAGCTATGAGCATTAACCGAGGCATTGCGATGCATAAAAACTCCAAAAAAGAGGGGGCCGCAGCCCCCAGAGGTTAAGAAACTGTCAAAGCGTCCTTACCACGGACGAGAACAAAAGCATCACCAGAAACAATATTACCAGTAGAGTCATCAAACTCACCTAGCATATAGAGATCATAGTCATCTGGATGCTTATTCAAAGGATTCTGAGGATCAACACGGTTGACCTCATCCGTAAAATCACGAATAGCAATGTTCCTATGAGGAACAACAAAAGGACGAGCAAAAGTCTGAGATGCACGGTCCTGAACGGAAACAATATACTGAATCATAAAAACCTCTTAAATAGAACGCTTAGAACGAGATGTTCCAGCAGTAGAAACTAAATTACGGGCAGCCTTACGATGAGGCTGCAACTCAAAATCAAGACGCTCTCGCTCTAACTCGGCCCGGCTAGAAGAACGAAACGACATATCGAGGCTCAAATCCTCGCCTAACTCCTTCAAAAGTGATTTATAAAACCTAGGGACCGGAGCCCTAGAACCCTGCTGGGTAATAACCCCAGCTAACGGAAATACATCCGTCATAAAATACTCACGAAACCAGGAACGACCTATACCCTTAGACATACAAAGAAACTCCGGATTGGGGCGAATAATCTCGCCATCATCCAAAACAGCCAAAGGAGGTGCAACTTGCGAACCCTTGGCCTTCTTCAAAATATACCTAGCGATATAGGCAGCGCTCTCAAAATTAAGACTACCAATCAAGTGCTGACCGTAACGCCAATGTTTAGTAACTGCATCAGAAACGTAAGTCCGTTCACCATTAGAACTACGACCAAAAACGCGGCGGTCATCGCCAAAGTCCACGCCAAAAAGCGCAATATGAAAATGAGGACGTCGGGAAACATCGCCGTATTCTCCAGAAGCAACATACTTAAAATTAAAACCACCCTTACGCAGCCGCTTAAAAAAACGTTGCAAATCTTCCTTCCACAGCTGACCGTGCTCAGGAAGATGCTCAGGGCTATATGTGAGGTTGAGCATACAAGACACCTCGTGCATCGCCTGTTCGTGAGTGATACGAATCGCCCACTCCCTCGAATAAGCCAAACGACACTCTATGCACTGCCCGCACTTGATAGGGCCGTGAGTAGGGTGTTGCCATTGTGTGGTACACACAAACGCTTATAAACGAATTCCGCCACGCATAGGGGCCGCCATAATGTTGGCCCCCTTGGTACGCCCTACATTACCGCGAAACTGCGCGGAAGAGGCTGATTTAGACACAGATGATCTAGTCAAAGGCTTCATAAAATTCTCCAATAAAAACGATGATACATGAAAACATGAAAAGGTGTCAATAAGTACAGTTACATCAAGTAGCGAACTGTACTTATGTGGCAGATTCCTGCGGAGCTGCCCCCTCGGGTTTACCCGAGGGAGCTTGGTTATGGACAGCCAAACCCAAGCGAATAGCTTCATCCTGGTTAGCAGGATTAGCAAAAAACTCCAAAAATTCCTGAGGGGAATTATGGAAACGAGAACGAACTTTAGCGTCCATACGCATAAAGTTCTCATCAGCTGCGCGAACTACGTTCATAGCAGACTGAAAATCAAAAACGCCCTCGTAATCAACATACTGGGGCATAGAGACTGGATCAGGAAGATGACCAGTCTTCATAAAAACATCAACAATAGTGTTGATATCCGACTCGACAGCAAATTGCTGTTGAGTCAAGGAAGGGTCTTTACAGACCAAAGCGGACTCATTCGAGGCCGCAAACATATCGTAGTTCAAAGGACTACGAACAAAAACAGAGTTAGACATAAAAAAAACTCCAAAATAAAAAAATAAAAAAACAAAAATAAAGAAAATACCAAAAAAAACGAAAATAAAACTTAGAAAATACAGAAGAAAAAATACAAATAAAAATAAAAAAAGAAAAAAAGAAAAAATCAAAAAAAGGAATAATCACTTACGAAAAATACTACGGAAAATATCAAAAATAGGCTTCAACTGGCCGGCTTCGCGGCCAATATTGCCAAGATCCTCGGCAGCATCAACATCAAACTTAGCCAGGCTAGTCTGTTGAGACAACAACTTAATAGAAGCATACAAATGAGCCGCCAGCTGAGTCTCCTTCACACCCTGCTTAACCATCAACGCAGCTTGACTACGCAACATGGCAGCAGTATCGATCAACACCTGACGCTGGTCAGAAAGATTCAAAGTCTCAGACTGAAGCTTTGGAATCTGAGTCTTAATCAACTCAACATCAGCCGCAACACGCGTCTCATTCACAGTAGCATTACGCATACCAGAACCAGCGTTAGTAACAGCTGCGGAAGCAGTACGAATAGCAGCATCAGCAAATTCACCAGCATAGGCAGAATTGGCATAAGAAGCAGAAGAAGCACCATATGCCTGTGAAGTCTGAGCTGAAGCTAAACCCGGATTCTGAAAAGTTGCTTGCGCACCACCAGGAGAACTTGCGCCACCCTGAGAATAAGCAAGCATAGGATTCAAACCAGCAGCCTTCATATCAGCAGTTGCCCGCTGATAAGCAGACGAGCTCATGCGCTCCTGAAAATCCCTATTCTGTTGAGCCTGAGCGGCATTAGCAGAATTAGTATCCTGCTGACCACTATAGCCAAGAATAGCACCACCGAACTGATCGAGTCCAGATCCAATCAAACCCCCCACGGTACCACCGGGGGAACCCCCCAACAAGGTGCCGGCAGCAGAACCTAAAGAAGTAAAAAGTCCCATAATTAAAAATGGTCAATCAATCCGGGAACAGAATAGAGCGGTAACGGACGGGCTGCGCGAATATCGAAGAAGGCATCCAAAAGCAACTGCTGTCCATTAGCCGCAGTGCCCACCGCGAGGTTACGCGCCAATGGGGGCGTATCTTGAATGAAAGTAGAGTTAAGAGTAGGCAAAGATGCAAACTTCTGCGCGTAGTGCCATGGGTCGATAGTGCCAGCCGATGTGGACTTGAAAAGGCCTGTGATCTGGCTAGGGTTATAACGGTACTCAGCCCACCGCTCCTGATATCCAAAAACCGAAGAATCGTTAGAAGAACCATCACAATAAATCTCCTTGTTCAAAACAGCTTGCTCACCAAGCATAGCAAACACAGGGAAATAGAAATCATAGCGCGTAGAACGCGACCACATC